AGCCTCACCCCATACCCCGCATACGCCACCGCAGGCGTATCGGATATCCGAGAAGGAGAACCAATGTCCGAGACCATGGACACCACGCCCGAGGTCCAGGCCTCGGTCGACTCAGAGGCCCGCGAAGCCGTGGCCGAGGTCCGCGAGGAGCTCGCAACCCTGGCAACCAAGGTCCACAGCGGCGAAGCACCACACCCGCTCGCCGAATACCGCTCATTCGGTCACTACGTTAAGGCCGTCTACAACGGCGACACCGAGAACCGCGCCCTCGACGTGCAGACCCTCGCCGACGCTCCGGGCCTGGTCCCGCCGGTGTGGCTCCGCGACATTAAGGGAGTCCTCGACCGTGGCCGCCCCTGCATCTCCGCTATCGGTGGCCCAACGTCAGCCGCCGGCGCAGGAATGACTGTCAATTGGCCGTACTTTGATGGTGATCTGTCGGCGATCGTTGCCGCCCAGGCCGCCGAAGGTGACGAGGTCAACAGCGTTGACATCGACATCAAGAAGGGCACAGCCACCCTCGCGACCTACGCCGCAGGCTCCCGCCTGTCGTTCCAGGTCATCGAGCGCACTGATCCGTCCTACGTCGACGCGCATCAGCGCATCATGGTCGGCGCGTACGGAACCGAAACCGACTACGCCTTCCAGGCGGCACTCTGGGCCAACGACACCGCCGGCCTTGACTACGATTTCTCAGCCGACAGCACCGGCAGCGCCTTCATCGAGGCCGTGTGGGCAGCAGCGATCGACGTCGAGACCGCTACCGGCCAACCCGCTGAGGTCGTCTACTGCTCGAGCGCCGTCATGAAGAAGCTCGGCGCATGGAGCTCCTTCCAGGCGCAGAACTACCCCGTCCAGAACGTGGGCGGCGTGTTCGACGGCCGCACCGGCCGGGCGACCGTGATGGGCCTCCCGCTGGTCCTCGCCCGCGAGTTCGCCACCGATGACAGCGAATCCGCGATCGTCACCAACCGCCAGGCGATCGGCTGGCTCGAGGACGGCCCGCGCCTCGCCACTAACGACGTGGCCGGCAACCTCGGCCGCGACGTGGCGATCTACGGCTACGCCGTGGCCTCGCCGTTCATCTCTGCCGGCATCGTTGGAATCTACGACCAGCCGTAAACCTGGTCACGATTAGGGAGTCGACGAAATGGCGCTACTTACAGGACAGGAACTAGCCGACGCGCTAGACCTGGACTATGTCGCGCCTATCGACGACGTACTCGACCAAATCGCCGAAACGTCGGACGATATCGTCGGCTCCCTAATCACCACCGCCGCCTACACGGCCGAACCGGCCGCCGTGAAAGAAGCCGCAGTAGCCGTAGGGGTCGAGATATTTCAGGCCCGCACAGCTGCAGGCGGCCAAGCCGTAGCAACCGATTTCACACCAGGGGCCTACCGGCTCTCAGTATGGGTGACACGTCGAGTCATGGCACTACTAGCGCCATACCTCAACGTCAACGGAATGATCGGCTAATGGCCCTTTCGACCGAAGCACGCTCCGCGCTGATCTCCGCCCTCGAGGGCAACGGGATCCGCGTCTACGACACCATGCCAGCGGTCCCAAAACCGCCGGCCATCGTCATCATTCCCGACAGCCCATGGATCATTCCCGAGCGCGTCGGATCCAGCCTCAACTATCGAGTCCGCTGGCGCGTCCTGGTCGTCATCAGCCCCAGGAACAACGAAGCCGCCACGACCGACATCGAGGACGCAATCGACACGGTCCTCGCTAACATTCCTGCCACGATGAACGTCGAGCAGGTTAACGCCCCGCAGCTCCAAGACACCGGCGCCCAGGGGTCCGTACTCACCACCGAGATAAATGTCTCGGCCCATTGGAAGGAATAAACAGATGCCCGCAGTATCGGTAGCCGGGGCCGCGATTAACCTCTCGGTCGACGCAACCCAATACGAAAGCCAGATCACCACCGGCACGATCACCACCACGCCGACGATCGTCCGTACTAAGACGCTCGACTCGGTGGCTTTCGACCAAACCGACCTCAACTCCACCATGTCGGTCGATTTCCTGTACGACGAGAACAGCGGCCTTTACGACGCTCTGCAGACCGCTATCGCGGCGGCCAACAGCGTTGCTGTGATCGTCGCCAGCGCCACCGGCACATGGACCGGCTCGGCCATGGAGATCGACGGCCTGGACGTCAGCTACGACGCGACCGGCGTCGTTACCTGCTCCCTCAGCCTCACCGGCTCCGTAACATTCGCCTGATCAAGAGAACGGGGAAACGCCATGTACCCACAACTAAACGTGTACCTAGATGACGCAGACGAACCGACCGTAATCCAACCCCTCACGGTCGATTTTGAGGTAGCCGAGTCGCTCTACCCGAGCGGCAACGTCACCGACAACGGCCTAAAACTCGTCGTGGCTTACTGCCACACGGAAGGCAAAGAGCCGAAAAACGTCCTCGAGGTCCGCAATTGGGCCCGCGCCCGCAAAGTGAAAGTAATCATTGGGCGGGAGCCGGACCCTACCCGAGAGGATCCGTCCGACGAATGATCGTCCGAGTCGCATTAGCGACCGGGCGGCCTGTCGAGGAGGTCCGACACTACGACCCCGCACTATTGGCCACGATCATCGAGGAGCTACAAAGTGGCAACCACTAAGCAATTCGATTACTACATCGAAGGGCTGAACTCGCTCCTCCGCGATCTCCGGCAACTACCACCAGAGGCCAATAAAGAGCTCAGGACGGCCTCTAAGACGATTGCACAGCGGCACATGGTCCCGGCATGGCAAAACGCTGCCAGGTCCTACGCGGGCCCCTGGGGCGACGTGATCGCCGATAGCGTTAAAGCCGGCAGCGACCGCCTACCCAAGATCACGGTCGGCGGGAACCGTAAACGATTCTCCGGCGGCGCCACCGCGACCATGGTCCGCTACCCCTCCTCGACAGGTAAACGGCGCGACAGTTTCGCCCCATTCGAAAAAACCGATTGGCTTAACCAGGTCCGCTCCTACCAACCCGGCGCACTCCAAGCCTGGAACCACGCCCTCGAGCGCGTCATCAATAAGTGGGGCCGGTAATGGCTAAAACGTTAACGGTCTACCTGGCGGCAGACCTCAAGAAATTTAACTCCGGCATGGACGCCGCCGGACGAAAAGTAAACGGATTCTCCGGCAGCCTCAAAGACAAATTAGGGCCCGCCCTGATCGCGGCCGGTGCAGCTGCCGGCGCGTTCGCTGTGAAACTCGGCGTAGACGGCGTTCGATCCGCGATCGAGGACGAAGCCGCAGTAGCGAAACTCGCTACAACCCTGGAAAACTTGGGATTTGATGATGCTCTAACGCCCCTCGAGGCATACATAGCCGAGATGGAAGTCGCCACCGGTATCGTCGATAACGAACTCCGGGCCGCATTTGAGCGCCTGGTCCGCTCCACGGGCGACGTATCCGAAGCGCAGAAAGCCCTACAGATCGCCGTCGACGTGTCCGCGTCCAAGGGCAAAAGCCTCGAGCAAGTAGCCGACAGCCTCGGCAAGGCATACGACGGGCAAGCGACAAGCCTGCAACGCCTCGGCACAGGCCTATCCAATGCCACGATCCTGTCCAAAGATATGGATCTGATCACGTCCGAACTAGCGTCCCTATTCCAAGGGCAAGCCGCTGTAGCTGCAAGCACCTACCAGGGCCAAATGGACCGCCTCAACGTGGCCGTCGAAAACCTGAAAGAGGAATTCGGTCGCGGCCTGCTCATGGCCCTAGGCGACACCAACGACGAAACCAACGACCTCATGGACACCCTGGCCGACCTCGGGCCCGTGATCCAGGACGTCGGAACGCTAGTCGGCGAATCCGTCCAGGATCTCGGCTACCTGGCTATGACATTCGCCGACCTGGCCTACCTGGTCAAGGGATTCGAGGACGAGCTGTCCGGCCTACCGCCGGTATTCGGAGAGGTAACCAAGAGTCTGGAATTCTTTACCAACCCGCTTAGTTACGCCGTCGATCTGCTCAAGCAATTTCGCGGCGAACAAAACCGCATTACCGAGAAACCAGGCGGCGGCGATTTCGGCGAAGCAATCGACTCGCAGGCCGGATCCGTACAGAAAGCCAACTTTCAGATTGTCGCGGCGAACAAGTATTACCGCGATTTCGCTGCCCGCCAACAACAAGCCACCGAGGAAGTCGACGACTACACTCGGGCCGCCGGCGGCGCATCAAGCGCCGTCGAGAAACTAAACGACAAACAGCAACGCCTCCTAGACCTGTACGAAGTCCAGGGCATCGCGTTAGCGACCAGCAAACAGGAACTGATTGACCAAATCGGAGCCCTCGAGGCTGCCACGAAAGCGGTCGAGGATTACGCCGACGCATTACAACAGGATCTCCTAGGAGGAATCGACCTCGGCAAACTCTACAAAGACAATTTCGACGAGCAAGGCCGGCAAACCGGCAAAAGCCTTATCGACGGCTTTCAAGAGCAAGTCAACCAAGCCCAATGGTTCGGAAACGTCCTAACCGCGATCAAAGCGCAAGGCGCCGACCAATCACTAATCGAGCAGATAGCCAGCCTGGGCCCCGAGGTCGGTGGAGCTCTCGGCCAGCAAATCCTCAACGAGGGAATACTGCCAACCCTTAACGCCCAATGGGTAGGCGTGCAGGAAACCACACGGGCCCTCGCTCTAGGCCTTGTACCCGAATTCCTCGAGGCCGGCCGCCTGTCAGCGATCGACACCCTTAACGGGCTGGCCAATCAATTCCGCGAGGATCAAAAGAAATTTAAGAAACTCGGAACCAAGATCGGCGAACAGGTCGGCGCATCATTTAAGAAGCAAATAGCCAAAGACGTAGCCGAAGCCGTCCGGGCGGTCGAGGCCGCCGCTACAGCCGCCAGGGCTGAACGTGTTGCAGCTGCAGAAGCCGAGCAGGCCAGGATCACCGAACAGGCCGTAGCCAACGCAATCAGCAACCTGATCCGTAACAGCGATCAGCGGTCGGGCCGTAACGTACAGCCGGTCCTCCAATGAGCATTTACGCCGTCCTCATTAACGACGTCCCCCTCGATCTAGCAGACGTCGAATACAACGTCCAAGTAACGCACGCCCGAGCGGATATCAAATCCACACCCGAGCCCGGTACCGCCCAGGTGATCCTCAGGGGTACCACGGGTACAGGTATACAGATCGGCGACGAGCTCCGCATCGGCGCGTATACGGGCATTTGTCGATTCCGTGGCACCGTAACGGATCTGCGCCTCGAATACCTATCCACGAATCCAGCCATACCCGTCGTCACCGTTACTGGCATCGGCTACCTAGCCCGCCTCGGCCTGCTCACCACAGGTGAGAGCGCATACTCGAAAGAAACCCCCAGGGATCGGGTAGACGCTGTCATGGCCGACGCCGGGATCGATTACCTCAACGCGGCCGATAACGTCCTCGAGCTTGACAGCAATAACGACCCTACGGTCCAGCCGAAACTTGCCTATCTACAGGTACTGGCGGAATGGTCCGGCGGTACATATTTTGATGATTGCCGTGGCCGCATCATTTTTGAGGATTACGGGCAGCGAGGCATCGCCGGTAATCCAGGTATCTGGGAAAACTTGACCGAGTCGTGGAGTTTCTATACCTCGGCCTGGTCCACATTCCCAATCAATAACGCCGCCTCAACAATTCCAGGCTCAGCGATAGCGTGGGCGCCCGAGTGGCAGCAGAACCTACAAACCCTGATTAACGATATCGAGGTCGAATACAGCAATAACAATATTTACGACCTCGAGGACGCTTCCTCAATAGCGGCCTATGGGCGCCGTAAATACGACCTGACAACCGAGCTGCACAGCGCCGGGGACGCCCAGGAGAGAGCCGAGCAGATACTCACAGCCCAGGCATACCCGCTATGGAACATCGGCCAAATAACCGTACTCATGGATCAACTAACCGACACTCAGCGGAACGACGTACTAGCGCTCCTCAACGGCTCCCGCGTCATCATCGATGACCTACCCGCAGGCGGCCCCTACACGCAATTCCAGGGCATTGTCGAGGGCTGGTCTGAGACTTTCACCCCCGGCCGCCATCTGGTCACTTTGTCGATTTCTGACCCTCGATACAGCTATCAGACTGTCCCATGGTCCGGCGTCGATGTGACGCTTACATGGGGAAATGTCAACACGACCCTACAATGGTACAACGTAGTAACAGCCGACGACCTAATCGCGGCCTAAAGGAAGGTGAACTATGGCTACCTCGACCTACGGTACGCCCTACGTCGAGTCCGGCGACCTCGTATCTAACTGGCCTCTGACGAGCCAATCGGTAGCCGACCGCGTAGACGACGTCAGCATTAAAGGCAACGGCGTAAACACCCAGACGGGCACGACTTACACGACCGTCCTAACCGACGCCGGTAAAACCGTCACGCTGGATAACGCGGCAGCTGTAGCTGTCACGATCCCGCCTAACGCCTCCGTGGCCTACGAGACAGGCACACAAATCAAATTCCTAAACCTCGGCGCTGGCACAGTAACCCTAGGGCCAGGTAGCGGCGTAACACTAAACGGCGACACCCTGACCGCAGCCCAATACATCGGCCTCGCTGCCATCAAGATCGATACCGACGAATGGGTGGTGCTCCCTTTCTCGGGGGGAGTTGGTAGCGCACAGATCAGCGACACGCCTACCGGCTCCTACACCGGCTATCAATACTGGACCTACACGGCGTCCGGCACGCTCACAGTAACCAAGGCTGGTTTTGCCGATGTGCTGGTGGCCGGCGGTGGCGGCGGAGGCGCTGGAGGGAACCTGAGCAACGCTGCTGGTGGTGGCGGCGCTGGTGGTGTCCTCGTCGCTAATAATGCTTATCTATCGGCAGGGACCATTAGTGTTGTTGTCGGATCGGGGGGAGTTGGAGAGGACGGAGGCCAATTACCCGGCCTTGCCGGTAACACAAGCCGACTTGGTTCCTATCATGTTACTGGCGGCGGGGGTGGCGGTTGCACTGAAGTTGCAAGCGGCAATGGCCTTGTTGGTGGTTCAGGCGGCGGCGGCGGGTCAAACGGTGGTGCTGGCGGTGCAGGCTCTAGTGGTCTTGGCAATAATGGTGGAGCCGCCAACTCCACTACCGGCGGTGGTGGAGGCGGCGGTGCAGGTGCGGTAGGCAACGCAGGTTCCTCAAATACAGGCGGCGCTGGTGGGGCCGGTTTGGCTAACTCGTTCACTGGGTCTTCTGTCACTTACGGCGGTGGCGGCGGCGGTCACGGCCTGACGACAGGTGGTACTGGTGGTGCTGGTGGTGGCGGCGCTGGTGGCTCTGGTACAGGAGATCCTGTTTCGGGTTCTGCCAATTCTGGTGGTGGTGGTGGTGGTTGTGATGCTGCTAGTACCGCTACTGGTAACGGTGGCAGCGGGATTGTAATAGTGAGAGTGGCGGTCTAATGAGTTATCACAACGCACACGCGGCACGCATTGAGGACGGCGTCGTCCGTGAGGTCATCGTTATCCCGTATTCCAATGATGACGACGCAGAAATAACGGCCTACTGCAACGGCATCGGCCTAGCCGGAACGTGGATCGATACCTCCTACACCGGCAGCAGGCGCGGCAAGTTCGCCGGTATTGGTGACACCTACGACAACGACCTAGACGAATTCATTAGCCCCGAAACGTCCGAGGAGACAGAATGACGCAGCACCCCGAAACCTACGAGGAAGCCCTCGAGCAAGCCATCGAGGTCGAAAAAGACCTACAAGAGGAAAAGAAAGAGCGCCGAGCCAAGCCTAAGCGCAAGGTCAGCGCCGCCACCCAGGCCGCCCGCGAGCGAGTCCTGGCAAAGCTGGCGGCCCGCTAGTGGCATGGACCTACAATCCCTCGAGGGCCTGGTCCCCCTGGTCACCATCATTACCGCACTATTGGCGGGCCTTTCCTGGATTATTCGCGCCCAAATACGGCTACAAAAGGAATTTCGGCCGAATGGCGGCAGCTCCACACGGGACACACTGAATGAAATACGGGCTGATGTGCGGGAAATCCGAGGCAAAGTAGACGACCATATCGAGTGGCACATGGACAATTAGGAGGCATCATGGCCGAATTCCTGACCAAGAAACGACGCGCCTACCTGTACGGCCTGGCCGTCGTGATCGTCCCGCTGTTGATCGCATACGACGCCCTCGACCCGCAACGGGCGCCGCTGTGGCTCGCCCTCGTTGCAGCTGCACTCGGTATCGCCGCCCCGGTTACGGCCCTGTCGAACCTGTCACCTGATCCGCAGGAATACACCACTAGCGACGAATTCGAGATCGAGGGCGAATAGTGGCCCGCCTCGTAGCCGCAGGCGTGAAACTGCGCAAGCAAGTAGACAAAGCCTTCCCAGGCCGCGATAAACGGTCCGATGGGTGGATAGGTGATCGAGCCCACCAGGCCCGCAAAAGCGACCACAACCCCGATAAGCGTGGATTCGTACATGCCATCGATATCGACGCCGACCTGATTCCCTGGAATAAACGCGCCTCCAAGAAGGCAGCCCAGGACCTCGCCGATCAACTAGTCGAGTACGCCGCTAGTGGCAAACTCGGCTGCCACCGAATCAAACACGTTGTGTTTAACGATCGGATCGCCTCGGGCACATACGCTCGCACCTGGTGGCGTTGGCGCGGATCAGGCTACGGCCACTATAACCACATTCACGTTTCGTTTACTGACGCTGCACCCGTCAGGGGCCGTCGGCGTTTCCCGCTGCCTATCTTTCGTCGAGGCAAAACCTAGACCGATGCCGAATCAGGCTCCGAAATCCCCACGGATCCTCACACTAGATGTGGAAAATAGCCCACATTTGGCCTACACCTACGACCTGTACGACGCGAAAATCAGGCCGGATCAGATAGTGGAATCAGCCCGGCTCCTATGTTGGGCTGGTAAATGGCTTGACCGACGGCAGGTAATTTTCTATAGCGAATACCACGACGGCATCGAAACCATGCTGGACGGCATCTGGACCGCCCTTAATGAGGCAGACATAGTCATCACCTACAACGGCGTCCGACACGATATGCCGATCATTCTTAGAAGCCTCGTTGAGAACGGCTATCCACCTGTAAGCCCCTGGCAAGATATTGACCTGTATCAGGTCGTTAGACGGCGCTACAAATTCGCCTCTAATAGCCTCGGCTACATAACCAAAACCCTCGACATGCCGACGAAGCTCGAGACAGGCGTCCCGCAACTATGGAAAAAAGTCCTCGAGGACGACGACAAAGCCTGGACCAAATTCCGGGCCTACAACAAGCAGGACGTAATCGTTACCGAGAACCTATTTAAGGTGCTACAACCCTGGATTAAGGGCCCCCACGCTGGCCTATGGTCCGGCGACCTGGGCAGTTGCCCATCATGCGGAAGCGACAAACTCGAGCCCGCCGGCCTGGCCTACACGAAAACAACGAAATATGCGCGCCTATTGTGCGAGTGCGGGGCATACTGCAAAGTGCTAAACAACGGCCAAACCCGACCCATTTAGGGGAACCGATGATCGACGTAGAGCTCGCATACGAGGCCACAGGCATAGTCGGCGATCGCACCGCCACACACGGCCCCCCGGAACTGACGATCCAGCGGATAGCCCTCCTGTGGGGCGCCTACCTGAACATCGAGGTAAAACCCGAAGAAGTTGCCCAAATGATGCTCCTAGTGAAGATCGCTAGAGCCCGCCAGGGATACAGCCGCGATCACTATCTCGACGCCCTGGGCTACACATTAATAGCCGAAAGCATGGCCCGACCGTGGTCCGAATCCAAGTAGGCGAAGTTCGGATCGAAACCGATCAGCCGATCACGGCCCGGCAGCTGCACGCCCTGCTAGGCAAGGCGACCACTATCGCGCTAATGCTGAACCCGGAGGCCGAGGAGGAGGAAACCAAACCCACCGTGAGCCTCGGATTCACGACCGAAATAGCCGAAGTGCTCGAGCCTGACTTTTCGGAATATTTTGAGGAGGAGCGCGTCACACTTGACCCGCCCACATGATGAGGCGTTATGGTGACCAGGTCGAAAGGGGAAACGATGATCGAAACACTCGCCCTCGCCGCTGTCATGGCGGCCGGGCCTCTCGAGGAAGCCACGCCGAAAGAGCGGGCCTTCCTAGCATGCGTAGCGAAACGCGAATCACGAAATGACCCTCGAGCTCGTAACCCGCGCTCGAGCGCTGCCGGCACATATCAATTCCTGACCGCTACATGGCAAGGGAACGCGAAATGGGCCAAATGGCGGGGAACCTACCCGGCTCGACAATACGATCGAGCCCACCAGGCTCCCGCCTGGGTACAGCATCTAGTAGCCCTGCACAGCATTAGGCGCGGCGGCTGGACGCATTGGTACTACCCAGGGAGCAGCTGCAACACGCTCGGAAGGCGGCTCCCATGACACGCACACGACCAATTCACTATCTAGCCGTCCTGGCCTTGCTGCTGCTAATGGGCGTAGCAGGCTGGATCGAAGGGCTACACTAAGAACCACGGCCCGGCCAGCCCACACGCCTCCCGCGGAGAAGCCCCACCAGGGGCCTGGCCGGGCCCCTATCTTGTAAGGGGAAACGATGGGATTACAAAGTATCGGCGGCGAATACGTCCACATCGAGGCGTCCGGCCTACCGAACATCATTCAGGCGTGGATCGATGACGCCCGCAACATGACCCACATAATGCTGAGTTACGAGCAGGCGTCAGACCTGGTCCTTAAACTAATGGCCGCGCTTGATCGGGAGATCCAAGATGCCTAACGTGAGAATCATTTGCCCTATCTGCGAGCACCGTAAATTTGAGGATTGGGACGAATACGAAACCCACTATGAGGCTTGCGTCGTGACATTAGGCATCGAGAAGGAACGCTCATGAGCTACGACCTCAAGGACTACGTGACAGTAGCGGAGCGGCTACGCCAATTCATGAAGAAATACCCAGATGGATCCATGCAGCTAGACCCGGTCGAATTCCGGGAAATCGAAGGCAAAACATGGGTCATTGGGCGCGCATACGCGTACAGGACACCGGACGATCCACGGCCCGGTATCGGGACGGCCTGGGAAGTGATACCAGGCATGACACCATTCACGAAATGGTCCGAGGTCCAGAACGTCGAAACGAGCGCCTGGGGTCGAGCATTAGCCGCTATCGGTATCGGAATCGATAAGGGCGTCTCCACATGGGACGAGATTAAGCGCGTCAAAGTGGAGCGCAACGCCCCAGAGGACGAGCGTTTCTACATGAAGCAAGAGCCGCACCCAGGGGACGCATTGACGGGGCCTGCAGCTCGCGCCTATGTGGCTAAGAAAATCAACGGGAAACAGATCGGCCTCCTGAAACACAAGCTCGAGGAGAAGGGCATAGCGGAGGATCAACTCATGCCAACCGTGAACGCCCTTTTGGGCTTGGTTGGCCATAACCCGGTCGTTGTGCCAGCGGATCTCACTAACCCGATGCTGAACGATATCCTCGATAACCTGGACAAGGTGCAAACCGTGGAGCAATTCGTGAGCGACACGGGCTAAACGAAAGGCGCCGAGGTATGGCCCGACCGGCGACGTTAGACGGGCTAGAGGCTTGACCGGAATGACGGAGGAGACAGCACCGGCCGCCTGTAGACCAAGGCCAGGTAGGGCAGGTATATCCGAAACCGACCACAGACAGAGGCCGGATCGGGCTTTAGCCCGAGCCCGAGACGGCCGACAAAAACACAAGGGGAAACAATGCAATATTCGAAAGAACAACTCGACGCACACTGCAAGAGACCAGGCTGCAGATGCGACCATCTCGATTGCTACCAAGGCTGGTACGACACAGACAACGGACCGGCAGCACCATGCCAATACTGTCGAGCCAACCTCCACGAACGACTATGGAAAGCCAACCGGGCCCGCCTCGAGGGATACCCCCTAGAGTCCTACCACCGTATGCTGCGAAACGTGACCCGAGATGCCTAACCCCCCCAACCCCAGGCGCACCCCCGGATACCAAGCCTGGGTAAAGAAAGTCCTAGCAACAGCCGAACCGGTCTGTATCCGATGCGGATTCCCGGTAGATATGCAGCTGCCACGCAACCACCCCGACGGGCCAAGCGCCGACCACGAACCCCCCCTGATCCATACCCAGGATCCAACGCCTAACCTCGACGGCGCAGGAATCGCGCACCTACGCTGCAACAAAAGCCACGGCGGTCGACTTGGATCGCAACGAGCACAAGCGAAAAGAAAACCTACCAAGAAACCCACAAACGAATTTTTAAACACCACAACCCACAC